AATTCCCTCAGCCATACGAATATCAAAGTAGCGGAAGTATTGATTACCCATCGCACCATAAGCAGAGTTCAATGCGATCTTCATCGCCATCTGCAGGTTGTTTAGACGAGAGATATCTTTCAACAGATGTTTCTGTGACTTATCCTTTTCGTATTCTTGTTGAACCTTCAACATCTGTTTCTTAAACTTGGAACGATTGACATACATCTGTTCCATCAACTCAGGCATAAATCCTTTGACATCTTTGCGATAGCACCAACCATTCGCAGTCAATGAGAGATCTCTACGTTTACAATAGTCAGTGTCAACTTCCTGATTGAGTAACTTGTCAACAGTGACAGAGAGTTTCTCGTGTGTCAGAGTTTCAGGACTGATGTTGTATTGCATAATCAAGTGAGGATACAGACTGTTCAAGTCAAACGATGCCATCCACTTGTGCTGTCCAATCAATGGGTCTTTAACATATGCACCCTCAAACTGTGCATCTTTACCACCATTGGATACCTTCATTGGAACGACAATACCTCTCTTACGTAGGTGATTGTAGATAATCGTATCCCACATACGCACCTGTGAGTAAACATCCTCGAAGTTAATCTTAGCATTGTATGCCATGGTGATATGTAGTTCAAGCAAACGCATCTTGTCTTCAAGTTGATCAACCAACTCTACGTCATGGATGTTATACTCAACAAACTTATCCCAATAGTTGGTGTAGAAATCTCGGAAGTCTGTTCCAGGATTCTCTTTCTTACGCTCACCAAGTTCTTCTTGTGCGATGTAGTCGAGTCGATATGACTCCTGCTTTGTATATGTATATTTCTTGTAGAGTTCGAGATAATCTAGTTGACTAATACCAGAGATATCGTAGTGTAGTTCTTCGTTACCTTTGATATATGTATTTCTCTCGTTGATCAAACTCCATGGACTGATCTTCTTAGCAAATGATTCGCCAAGTTCTCGTGACAGTCGCTTGATAAGATATGGCACATCGAAGAAATCGGTGTTCCAACCAGTGATGACATCTGGATAGTTTTGCTGCCACCAGATGATAAACTCTTTGAGTAATTGCTGCTCACTAGAACAATAAACATAGGTTACATCTTCTCGTTTATTGTCGTATGGTTTGACACCAAACGTGATAATCTTTTTAGTCTGAAGATCTTTGATAGTAATTAGAAGAATCTCTTCATTGGCAGTTCTGATATCTGGGAAACCAGACTCAGTTGAAGTCTCAATGTCAATGGTAAAGACACGGATCTGTTCCATGTCCCAGTTGACATCGCTATCATAAGTGTCGCTGATATATTGATATGCGTAGTTGGTGTTACCGTAGATTGAGAAACCAGAAACATCCTCATACTTCTTAACGAAGTCACGAGTCTCTTTGATAGTTCCAGGTTTCATCTCATCAACATACGTACCCTCCAAAGTCTGCCACTTGGATTTGGTCTTAGAAGTGACAAAAAGCGTAGGGTAGAAATCTACCTTACGCATGTATCGTCTTCCTTTATCGTATCCTATGACAAACATCTTGTCGCCATAGGGTGCAACATTAGTATAGAATTCCATTACTTAGTTTTCTCTGCAATTTCTTTATAACCTTTTCCTGTAGGATGAATACCATCCGCACTCATATGTTTCATTGGACGATCAATAATAGTATCACCATACTCTTTGGCAATACGCTCAATGGCATCTTGTGGAATAGGTTTTCTTTCTTTTCCAGGACTGATCCAGAACACACGTTGTCCTTTGACTGCTTCACGCATCTTGCGTAATTCTGCTTCAGTCTTAACACCTTTGTGGTCGTTGGCACCAAGACTAATAATAATTGTCTTGACTGGTTGGGCTGATGCTTTGGCTAGGTAATCCTTGTTCCATTGCCAACTATTCCATCCGCCTTTAGAATAACTCACACATTCTGGACGAGCCATTGCAGTACCAACAGCAATGCTGTCACCAATAATCATACATTCAAGCATTTGATCTCCCATACATTAATTGCATCGCATCCAGTGCGCAGTCATGGACTGGATGATGCTTAATCACTTCGTGTCGTTTGAATAGAGGATGATCTACATCTACATAGCCATTTGTAGTTCCATACAAAATGTCAACTGCAGTTCTCACATCTCTCCACATATTATACCCTGTAATTTCTTCCAAGCCAAATTGTACTGCCAAGGAATCAATTGCAAGCTGGTCTAATGACCCACGTGCCCACATAGTCTGTTTAAATTGATCAGGATATTGTCCCATGTACTTGTAAATCTTCAACAGACCATTGTTCACAGTCATGTCATCACGACTGGGTTCCAAAGATACTTGCTTTACATAATCATGTTGATCTTTCCACCACGAAAGTGTAGATTTAGAAATAGTACGACCTACATCCAATTGTTCCTTAGCATTAAACTTAACAAAGCATGCAGTGTCTATTAAGTCTTGATATGTTGGTCTTTTCTCTGGATCAAAATGAATCAATGCTGCCGATAGAACGACAGCATTGGATTCAACTCCCAATGTTTCTACATCAAAAATAAACATCACTCACCTTTGTATCCGATTGGTGTAACAAAGACTTCCATCTTTTTCTTATCACTCCATGGTTCACCATGCTTACCATTACAATAATCATTGTCCTCATTGCAGAGTTTAATGATGTGCTCAGGTAGAATTTCATGAGAACTAATAATAGTTTCACCAAGCCACTTCTGAGAAAACTCTTTCATTTCTTCCATTGTGACAGTATCCTCTGCCCACTGAATAGCAGTGCAGGGATGTTCACGTTCATTATGATCAAGTGGTACTTCAATCACATAACGCATACGATACTGAGAAATAGTTTCAACCAATACATACTTACTCATCTAGCATCTCCTTAGTCATAGCCAATGCATTCCTCAAAGACTTTTCAGCCACTCGAAGACCATATTCCATCTCTCTGTTTCTTTTTCTCATCAAAGAAAGTTCTTCAGAAAGACGATTCTTTTCTCTCAAGATAGAATGAATATCGTTTATCTTTGTTTTCCAATAATCTTCAACTGATTCTTTCTGAACCCAAACACCATCTACTTCTGCGTATCCATTTTTAATACGCAACTCATCAGTCCAGTTTTTACCAAAGATGTAGCTTGGAGCCTTCTCATGATATTCAGTAACACCAGCTGAAACAATCAGCTGTTTCAGTTTCTCATCGATCTTATCGATATCTTCTTTATTCCAAATCATCTTCATTCTCCTGACCACGTCCTTCCATCTCAGCATGAATGTCACAGAGGACTCGATGCCATCCATCAGTATATCGTTTTCCTGGAGCACCACATTCTTCACATGTACGATAACTCATACTCTCAGCAAATGAGATATAGTTATAGTGCTTATCAGTTGCAGCCTGAACATAGAATCGAAGTCCACCGAACTTTTCTTTAACCTGCACAACAACAGGTACTCGCTCTGCTTCTTCTTCCATTTTAAGACGACGCACTTCAACTTCATCAGCTGTCATTGGCTTACCAAATGTGGGTTTGGTATTGTCTTCCAAACATTCTTTGGCATACTCATAACGATCTTTTGCTTGATTGTAATCTGAATATAAATGCGCACAGAGAGTATCAATTAGATGATACCATCCGTCACCACAACAGAAACCCCAGCACATAGCGGTGTGTGTCATGGGTGCATTACGATCCCTAAACATCAGAGGATATTTTGCACACAGTGCTTCATCAAGTTCTTTTCTCACGATAATTCCCTAGTCATTTGCCATTGCCAATGTCGGTACAATTCTTCATATGCACGAAGAACCTCATCAGGAAGTTTGTTACCCTTACGAATTTCTTCTTCAATGACTCTTCCAAGTGCACGACTCAATCTAATTTCTTCTATATCATACATATCAACCCCAAGTTCTATGGTCTTCAGCGACATGCTCAATACCATCATATTCATCGATGTGCCACTTCACATCATCAGGAATCTCAACGATACCGATTTCTGCTGCCCAACCATTTGCTGCATCACCCATCTCTTCAATGACAGCAATCAAATCTGGATCTGAACGATCCTCAGTGTATTCATAAGAACTAATGTAATAATCATTGTCACCTGCGTGACCTGCTTGATAATAATTTGTACCTAGCAAAGCAGATTCTGCTTTTACTTTATCGAATGTAACATTCTTACGAGCCAGTAGTTTCTCGAAGGCTTCATCAGAAAGACCGAAGCCACCAAAGCAACGATTAATAGCGACTTTTCTCATTGTTAACTCCTAAAACATTATGAATAATTTTATCTTGAATCATGTGTGGGATTGTTGTGTATGGAAAGACTAGTAAGAACGGACAACCACCATGTCCCCATGCACCAGTTTGTAAAAATCTTTTATAGTCTGCAATATCTTTTCTGTTCTTTGGATTGAACAATCGTTTCTGTGAAGAACACATTTCAAGTATCATTTAATCGCCTTTGCATTATCTGCAACATCTTTATCATCACGAATTTCTACAAAGATTGGAAGGAACAAAGACTCTTCTCCAGCTTTGTTTTTAATACGACTATTATACTTCACTGCAACGATTTTGTCAACTAAATTTTCTTTCCAAAGTTGCTTGCGATGTTCGTCATTAAATCCAGAGCCAACATTAACTTTTACAACTCCATCAGCAGACTCGCAGATAATTGCACCGAGCATACCTGCATACTTACCAGTACCCTCTTCAACTGCAACAATCTTTAGATCGCATTCCAATTCACCTTTGAATTTAATCTGATGTTTGGCACGTTTGTCTTCCCAAACACCACTCTTGTCTTTAAGAATAATACCTTCTTCTCCACGTTGCAAGAGTTCTTCAAACAATGCCTGAGCAGTATCAAGATTCTCCACTTCCCAGTTATTCACAAGTTGAATCTTGCTGGGTTTGTGCATGTCAATCAATGCACATAACGAGTCAAAACGAGATGAATAAATCACAGGACAATAAGCATCAACAAAGTATGCGTAAGGAATTACATCCCAAACAGTAGCATGAACCATTGCTGCTTCTTTGGCACTAATCGTACCCTTGTTTGCTTTATTCAGAATACCATTACCTGTTTGACGATCGAGAATCTTTCCATCGCTTTTCACAAGCAGTTCTCCATCGAACACACAGTCAATACCATTCGACAATTTGATAAACTCTTCATCGAGATTACCAAGCAGTTGAATCTCTTTACCATTGCGTGAACGATAGTCAACTGATGAACCAGTTTCGTTGTGCTGGACGATTGCGTTGAACCTCATACCATCCATTTTCAACTGGACGAGTGCTGGGAATTTCACTTTGTCTACGAGTTTCTGTTCGTAGCCACTACACAGCATCACTGGATACTCTTTGATCAAACCAGACCATACGGTATTTGCGGTGCTTACCTGTACCCCACATTTCAGATCCTTTTGAATGATACGCTCGATAACTTTTGCGTCATCTGGTGATACAGATGAGAGAAGCATACGAAGATATTCGATTGCTGCATTACCTGTAACGCTACGAGAGGATAAATCATATAGTCCATTTATTGCATTCTCCAAAGAAGTTTGACGGGAATCAGTTTGATACTGAGGGATCTTACGAATGTAAAAGTTCGTAAATGGGTCGAGAGCCAGTCGTACAACATCACGTAAAGTTTCGTTATCGCTATGCTTAGTCAGTTGCTCGATCTTGAAATTTCGTGACGAGTTGGCAGACAGACTCTCGAAAAAGTTATGCAAGTTCATTCTTCACCTGTTCAATATGTTTACATTTACCATGATATTTAAAACCAACACACGTGCATGAGAAGTCATCTTCTTTTTGTTCTACATAATACACGTGGTCTTTGCTACCAAGAATCTTCCATCGTTTGGCATTCGACTTCTCTTCATAACGCTGCAAGATTTTAAACTTGCGATAACGTGTATCGAATCGAATGGGGTTTTTAAACTTCTGAAATTCTTGTGGGTTGTTCCACTTGAAGTAGCCGATGATCTTATCCATTGAATCAGTCATCAGATACGTATGATTTGGTTGACGATACTCAACATCCCATTGAGTAATTTCTTTAGCGAGAATCATGCCGACTTCCTAAAGTAGCCATAGGGTAGACCATTGAGGTAGCAGAAGTACTCGGTGTCACCATTGACATCTTCTGCGTCCATGAGCCATGCAATCACACGCTCACGATTGGTGCCACTGTGCATAAGGTTAGCAACACGATCTTCGAATTTAGCGATAGCAATTTTCTGTTGCTCAGCTTCTTCCTTCGCTTGCACTTCTGCTTCACGACCGAGTTGCTCGAGTTCTTGCTCGAGTTCTTGCTCAGTCATGCCATCGTAGTTCATCCAACGAGGACGGATACCATGAACATCTTTGTAGAAGTCATAGTGAGTTGCAGCCAGTTGCTCTTTGCGAGTCAGTTCTTCCCAAGATTTGAACACTTCAGTCATCACATTCTCCATCATAATAAGATTATTATACATCAAGCTGCAATTAAAGACAAGTCTTTTTATGCACCCACCGAACGACGAGGGAAGCCAGTTGCAAACCCACCAGTTCCAGCTACAAACCCACGAGAGGATTTTGAAACCATCTTAGACTTGCGAGCACGAGCAGGACGACCCACTTCGATAACTCCACCCTTCTTCAAAAACATCTTCAATGCTTTCTCAGACTCAGCACGGATCTCAGCCTTGCTTTGCACAGAACGATTGTAGATAGTTGCAACTTTCACTTGTTTCTTATTCATAATCATCTCCAATTAAAACGAAACCACACCAAAACCATAACTGTCCACGAATCGTGTCACACCATCTTCACGGACAATCACATCACCAACAGAAACCGAATGCATGCGAGCATGACGCACGATTTTATTTTCTGGACCAATGTTACCGATATCAAACACTTGATCAAAACTCACTGCCTCAATCGTAGCAACTTTCTTGTAGAGTCCACGAGCAGCCATAATTGCATCAGCAGTCGGTTGCATAATCGTATCCAGATACTGTTCACGAGTCGAACGAACATCGTACTCAGCATCAGAGAGATTAATCTGGAAAACATCGTATTTCATTTCATCACCTTTCTTCATCATAATAGAGTTATTATGCCCTAAGTTGCAATTAAAGACAACAACTAAATGCAAAAACCCT